TCAGCCCGGCGTGCTGTCGGGAGAATCCGACACCTGTGTCATTACGGCCTTATCCAGTTCGCCGAGCGGAAGCTCTACCGCCGCAGGCCAAGAGAACGCCCCGGGCTGAGGCAGTAGCGGCAGGACTTGTTCCCATGTCTCGACTCCTGGTGGTGGCGCCAGCGCGAGCGCCTCCAGCGCCTGATTCACGGCGTCGCGCCAGGCGATCATCGCCAGCGCCTCGGCTTTGTATCGCGGCACGCCGCTTTGCGCATAACTACAGCAGCTCTCGATGCTATCGTATCCGCGCGACTTGGGAACACTCGCCATCCATGCCCATGCTGCATCCCGGATTTTGTTGTTACGCTGCTCGATTGTTGGGGGCGGTGCATCTTCCCATTTGCCGCCAGCCTTCATATAAGCGTCTATTTCATCCCAAAACCTGTGACCAGGCGGGATAATTAGCCCATCGCTAAGGCGCAGAGCGTTACCGTTTTCGAGAAGACGATAGCTCATGAAGTTATTTCCGAATCGAAGAAGTAGTTTGAGTTGAAAGCATAAGCCCCTGCGGCTGTGACATATATCTCTACGCCGGTCGCCGAAGGAGCGGCGCCGATACTAGAGCAGCCAAATAGGTAATTTGTACTGCTGAAACTTACGCTTGGAGCGGCACGCATCTCTGTTGCGATCCATGTGCCTGATCCAGAACTCGACGAAACAGCGCCGCGCAGCTGCAAGAATCCACGCCGGGCGTAACGCTGTGCAGCGACCAGCTCAAGGGAAATAGGGGCATAGTCGAAGGCAGCCATATCAGCCCCGCGCACCACTGAGACTTCGCGGTAAGTAACGCTGCCGCTGGCTGGAGTCAGCTTGACTAGCAGGTTACCAGTTCCGGTGCTGGATGGAGTGACTAGATTAATGTAGCGCCGACCTGTGCCGGCAGTAATGGTGCCCGTCACGCCGCCGACGTTGACGTTTAAACTGCCGCCACTCAGGTCGCCAACAGCCACGGCTACGGAAACGCCGAATGCTCCACGTGGAGCCTCGATTGCTTGGCAAATAGCGCCGCTAGAATGGGTGATTACGCCAGCAGCACTGACGCTGATATTCGCGCCGCCAGTATCCGCGAACCATCGGTCATATCCAAACACCGTGGCGGCTAGCGCGCCGCCTGCGAATCCCCGCTGATTGATTCGCATGTCACCATTGATCAGCATGTTTTGCCCGGCAATGCCAGCCAACCACAAAGGGGATAGCTGCTCACCCGGTGCCGTCTCGCGTATCTCGATTGCCGCGCCGCCACTTTTCGTAAAAACCAGCGGAATGAGGTCTGTCGCCATGATTACGCCTGTGTAGGGATATTGCTGACGGTGCCGTTTGACAACCGCGCCGGGACCGACCCGTCAGCATTGAGCGGGATCGGCGAGGCTGTGCCGTCACTCAGACGGGCAGGAACCTTGCGGTGCAGCGCGACCCGCGCGTCGGCACGAGGGTTGGTAAAGTAAAGGTTCGTCGCGCCTTCCGGCAGGTCATTCGTGGTGGCCGCGACCTGCCCGCTGATCCGGCCCTTGGCGTCGCGGGTAATCTTGTAGATCGCTGTGCCAGTGCCACTATTCGCTAGGTCCGCAAGACCATAGGTCGTCACACCAGTGGAGCCATCGACCGTCTTGGTCAGGTCCGTGGTGACTGCGAACCCATCAGCCAGTGAGTACCACGCCCGCGTTCCATCTGGCCCGGTGCCGTAGTACCAGGTGTTGCCGGGAGTGTCAGTGTCCCCCTCCAGGCTGATCTGGATGATCCCAGGAGGCGCGCCCTGGATCGCGATTGAGCCGATGCCCCGGATGGATGCTGAGCCTCCCCCGCCACCCTGCTCAAGCGCTGTAACGCGATCGGCCAGTGCATCTAGTTGCTGCTGCTGCGCAGGCGTCAGGCCGCCACCATCGCGGAGCTGGAGGAAGTAGGAGTACCACTCCCGAGTTGGCAAGCCATTGCGGTCAACTAGTGCGGCTTGGGCTTTCGGCAGGCCAGCAGTCGGCATGGTTACGCCTTGCGGCCAAACGCCACCCAATCAAAAGGGACGGCATTGATGAAATTGGCATTCGATTGACCGAAGTCGTCACTATCGAACTGCACCGAAAAGCCGGATGCGCTCTTGGACGTGATCGCAGGCACGCCAATTTGGCCGCCGGAGGTATGGGTAGCGTTGCGCGGGATCACGTCTACCATGAACGGCGCGGAGTCATAGGCCGTCGTGAAGGTGACATTCGCCGCAGTCTGCCGCGCGCCTGCTGCTGGCGCACTGGCACTCCCGTACTGAATCAGCAGCGTCCCGATCTTGTCCGAGCTTGAGCTGTTGACGATGGGCAGCGCGGGGATGGTCGGCGCGGCCTGCCAAATGAGGTTGCTTCCGTCCGTACCCAGGATCTTGCCCGATGCCCCCGTCGGGTCGGGGACTTGCAGCACGTCCGACCAGATGAGGTTGGACCCGTCATTGGTCAGGAACAGGCCCGTTTCCAGCGCCGGGATCGTCGCCCCTGCGCCGCCGCCGGAGTCCACGTCACGGGTCCAAACAGACGTGCCGTCCGCAGCCTTCAGCAGCACGGTATAGGCGCCGTCCAGCCAGATATTGACGTTCGACCGGCCGGAGCTATCCAGCGGCACCGGGTTGGGGTTTGCCACAGTCAGGGCCGAGTCGGACCACGTGCCTTTAGGCGTGGTGGTCCCGGCCTCGTAGAACGTCAGGCTGCCCCCAGCCAGCGGGGACAGGCCCAGCAGGTCTAGCATCACTGGCGCGGGGTTGTAGAACCTAAAAGACATGTGAATCTCCGGGCAAAAAGAAACCCGCTCATGGCGGGCCTTGGGGTCTCTCTCGGGGCGCGACGCTCTACTGAAGCGCCACCACTATCAACGCGGCACCTGCACATCCAGCGAAAATCAGGGCCGCCAATGCGAGCACTAGGCCCACTCGATCAGCGCCTTTCTTGGTCATATTTCCGGTGACTCCGACATGCGACTTTGGTGTATTCTTGGTCACGGTTCCCTCATGCCTGCACATGGGTGGATACAAGAAAGCCCCGGTCAGTTCGCGCTGCCGGGGCTTTCGCTTTGTGGCTGCCTAGGTAGGCTGCCTGGGTTGGTGGAGGTGTCAACGGACTAGGTGATACGATCCGCCCAACACACACGCCCCGGGTGGGGCCGGGGCTGAGGACATGGATATGCGAATGGGGCTGGTCTTGCTGGGGTGCTTCGCCGTTTCAGGCTGTGTCAGTACCTCTGGCGTTGTGCCCGATGGCCCTGACGGCTACCGGATCATGTCTGAGGGCAAGACCGGCGCTCAGACCTCTGGCAAGTTGCAATCTCAAAACTACAAAGCGGCCAGCCAGTTCTGTGCTGACAAAGGCCAGGTCGTGGAAACGCTGAACACAGATTCCAAGCAGTCGCACCCATTCGGCGGTTTCCCCGAAGCGAACCTTCGCTTTCGCTGCGTCCAGCGCACTGAGTGACCGCATATGAGCGCGTGGTTCTATGCCTTGGTCTTCAAGATGGTCATCGCCCCAGTGATGCTCTATGGGTATTGGTTAGTTGCGATCAAGTTGCCAAATGTTTTCAAGCGCTACATCCCGGATGGGAAGATCAAGGACGCGCTGTATCGCGAGCGTTATTAGCTGTGGCTGCTGTAGTTGTCCCGGCAGTGAACGAAAGCTGAGAAAGCACCCGGCGCACCGAATCAGCGCTCTGCTTGTCTAGCGCCCCAAGTACACGCTTAGCCTCGGCTGGGTTTGCCATTAGGTACGCAAGACGTTCCTTGAGGCGGTCAGAGGCTTTGTCCTCTACATATGCGGCCGCATCTTTAAGGCCAGGCACAAGTCGCAGAACGGCTTTCCGCCCCAGCCGTGAGCCTATGTCCGTCCTCTCCATGGTCTGTGAGCCAACAGTCGCCGACGATTGTCTTGCGAACTGACGGCGCATATCTTCTTGGATGGCGTTGATGGCACTGATGTCGTCCTTGGTCAGGATTTCGGAAGCCTTGGCCTTCTTGAATCCAGTGGCCTTGGCCGCGATTGCATCGAGGTTGTTTGCTGCCTTAGAGAAGCCTGCGGGGGTGATACGCGGGTTACCGATAGCGTCGCCGGCAGCGTCCTTCACTGAGCCAGAACTAACACGGATCAGCCGTTCTCCAACCTGCATACGATTGATTGGCTGGGACGCCAGCCTGTATGCGTTCAAATACTCAGGAAAAGAAGGGGCGCGGGACGCAAGCTCCTTGTCCAGCAGTTCACGAATTCCGAGTAGTTCGCTACTGGCGGCACGCGCAGAAGACTTGTCGCCGCCGGCCTTGCCGCTCAACAGGTCCCCGATGTACTGGCGGACGTTGTATAGCCCTGCCACCGAGTCCCCGCTATTCTCCAGCGCCTTATTAACATCGTTTAGGGCCGACTGCACGGCAGGATTGCCGGCCTTAGATCTCGCGATCCCATTCACTTGCGCGCGAAGGGCATTTATCGCCGGATCTGTGCCAACCATGAGCGCCCTGGCTTGTTGCGCCTGACGTGCCGACTCTGCGCCTTCTGCGAAGGCTCGATCCCGCAAGCCAGCCGTTGATGCGTCGCGGGCCGCCTCAGCACTAGCAAGCTGCTGAGGGTTGCCGGAAATCCTTTCCAGTTGTGCGATGCGTGCCGCGTTGTTGGCCGTGTCGATCTGCTCAAAGGCACCCCTGCGGCTGGCGCGCATGGTGTTCTCCAACGCCATCAGCCCAGGGTCCAGCGTCGCCTCACCAAGCGTTCGATTTACGCCTGGCACAGCAGACGGAGTAACTGTGATCGCATTCGGATTGGTAGCCTCACGCATCAATGCCTGGCCGGCAGCTTGATCCGTAGTGGAGAGTCCACGGCCAGACAGCATCGAAAGCGCATTCCTACCGGCGTTGACCGTGGCACCCAGCACCTTGCCGCCGACAGCGCCTAGTCCGCCACCAGTCAGGCCAATGAGGCTATTCAGGCCTCGCTCCTGCTCGTTGACGGCTGGCTGGAGGCTACCGATAGCCAGGCCTTGCAGCGCATTCCCAGCGACGGTGCGCGGGAGCAGTATTGCGCCAGCAGTCGTCCCGCGCAAAACGGCGCCAGGGCCAAGGATCTGCAATATGGTTCCGCCGATGTTGCCTGCCCGGCCAGCGCCAGTACTGAGAAGGTCGGCATCGATCTTCTTGCTCTCGGCAGCACCCTTTTGCAGCTCCTGAGCTGTCTCAGCGACCCTACGCCCACCGTGGTTTGCTATCCCCTGAGCTAATCCATCTAGCCCAATGGCACGAGCGCCCATGGTGATCCCGGCGAGATTGCGGTTCAGACTGTCAGCAGCAGCTTGCTTGGTGCCGTCATACAGGCTAACGAAAGACTGGCCGAGTCCTGCCATAGAGCGCTCGTAGTTGCTCATGCTATCAGTGGCTCTAGGCACCGATTCACTCTGCGGCATGCCTGACTGCCCCGATATCATGCGCGCAAACGCCGAGTCATTGGCTGGGTTGCCGCCAGTCGGCGCCTCTGCCCCCGGCGCGTCATCCCAAACCACTTGGCTCAGGTCAATAGGCTGCTGCGCCGCTGCCTGGGCCTGCTGCTGAGCAAGCTGGCTTTCACTCACGCCACCCGTGATGTCGATCTCCAGCGGCTTCTGGACACCAGGCTGTGCCGGCTCATCATCCCACTTGACCTGCTCCAGCAGCGCCGGATCAATTGCCATAGTCGGTGGTCCCGTCGCTGTACTGGATGACCTTACGGCCGTTTGGCAGGGTGCCCGTGCGCACGACAGTGCGGCCGCTGGCCTGGCCCCCGTTGGCGTACTTCTGGTTCAGTTGGCGGATCGTCCGCAACGCGGCCATTCGCGTCTCAACCGGTATCGTTGGGTTGGCAAGGTCGCCAGCCATCTGTTGATAGAGCTGCACGTCTCGGTCGGACTGAGGCCCCTGCATGCGCGGCATCTTGGAGGTAAGTTGGCCCGCGATAGTCTGCAACTGCGCCGTTGCCTGAGCGCCAGGCGTGGAAGCGCCCACCAGGCCCGCAGCAGCATCAACGAACTGACCACCGCGCCCGCCCGTAGCATTCGGCAAAATGCGCTCGGCTTGGTCAAGCAGCGATAGGGTATCTTGCGCGCTACGCTGGCGCTCGGCCTGGGTGGCTTCCAATTCAGCGCGGTTCTTGGCCTGTGCAGTAACCTCAGCGGTTCCGCCCGCTTGCTGGATGGCAGCATTGGTGCGCATGCCAAGTTCGGCTGGCAACGTGGACAGCTCTACTTGACGACGTGCGGCGGCCTCTGCGGCTGCCTTCTCGACCGACGTTGGCGTGCGCGCTAGGCCGCTCGCACCGGGCTGTCCACCGAACACCATCTGCCCGGGCGGCTCCTGGCCGCTGGACAAGGATTGGCGGATCTGCGCTTGCACTTCCGGCGGAAGCGACGGGTCAATGTAAGCGCCCTGCGGCTGTGGCGTCTGAGCAGCACCCAGCGGGATGGTTTGGCCTGCGACGCCACCACTGGTGACGATGCCGATCGGCACTTGGCCCTCCTGCTCCAATACCTTGATGTTCGGGTTGGACCGAACGCCGGTATTGACGAACCTGCCGTCACGCATCACGTTGTAGTAATAGCCATCATCGCCTACGCGCACCGATTGAACCTGCCCCTGTGCGCCGCCACCCGTTTGAGCCAAGACCTGATACAGCGTCGGCGCCATGGTCGCATCGTCCCATTGCTCCGGGAACTGGCCCTGCGGCATCTCACGGGTAAGCATCGGGCGGACTGCGTTCCAGGCGCCTTGGACGGCCTGCGGGTTGTTCGTCTGGCGAGCCTGTTCCAGGTAGCGGGCAGCGCCGGCCAGCTTCTGCATGCGCCGGTCTTCCTGCCCCTGGAACTGCTGCTGCGTCGCCTGGGCAGCCTGCGGGTTGATGGCGGCCATTTGGCCCAAGATGGCCTGTTGCTGGTCAGGCTGCGCGGTGTAGGACTGCCCCGCGAGCTGAGCCAACTGGTTCTGTTGGCCTCGCTGCCGGCCCATCTCGCCCTGCTGCTGGACGTAGGACAGTGCTTCGAGAGGGCTGAGCATGTTTGCCATTAGGACTTCCTCGCGAAGCTATACAGGTTGTTGCCGAAGTTGTACGGGCTACCCTGGCTGGCCTGCGGGTTGTAGAGCGACGCCAGTTGATTGGCGCCGTAGCTGCTCTGCCGGCCCTGGAGGTAGTTGTTCGCCAAGCCTCCCAGCCCCGCAACAAGCTGCGCGTTCGCATCGGCCGACTGGTAGGCGGCGTTCGAGTTGGCATTGCCCACGGCGTTGGCATAGTTGGTGTTGACACCAGACAGCGCATTGGCAGCGCTCTGGCCCATACCAGCCAAGTTCTGGATCTTGTTGTAATAATTGTTGTACTGCTGCGATGCCAAGCCCTGGGAGTAGTTCAGCACGTCGGCCTGCTGGCCGCCCGAGTACAGGGAGCCACGAGCGGCAGCGCTGCGATCCAGCCCCTGCAAGCCCTGCTGTTGCGTCCACTGGTAGTCCGGAGACTCCTTGAAGCTGCTGTAGTTGCCAGAATTGAGCGATGCAAGCTGGTTCAGCGCATTGGTGCCGGTGTCCAGGTAGGGCTGCATGTTCGCCTGATTGGCCGAGCGAGCCTGCTCCTGCGCGCGAGTGGTCGCATTCGCTGCACCCTGTGCACCCTTCTTCGCCTGGTTGGCGGCGTAGGCAGTACTGCCCGCGATTAGAACAGCACCGGTAACTGCGGCCATTAGTGCAGCCTCTTGGTGTAGGAGGTTTCGGAGTGGGCGTAGCCAGCGCGTTCGTACAGCGCGGCGGCTTGCGGCGGGCTGGAAGCCAAGGTGACCATCACGACGATGGAGGCGCCCCGAGCGACGCAGGCGGTATCGACCGCAGCAAGGAGTTGCTTCCCGACGCCTGCGCCCTGCGCCTCCGGCTCGACCCACCAGACAACCTCGTAGGCGGCGTTGATCGAGTTGTTGAACATGAAGGGAGCGACGACCAGCCCGACCATGCCGACGACCTTGCCGCCTTCCTCAGCCACCAACATCACGCTATCCATCAACTGGCGAGCGAGTGCGGCCACCGTCTCATCGTCCATCGGCGCATGCTCGGCATAACTGGTGGTCGCGTAGAACTTGCGGGACATTTCCACGATGCGCGGGACATCGTCCTCGACAGCGATTCGGATCATGCGTTTCCCTCGGGCGTAAAAAAGGCGACTGCTACGAGTCGCCCGGATTCGGGATCAGTGCCGAACGCCGCGAACGGCCATCGGCTGTGGAACAGCGCGGATTCGTAGATGACGCAGCGGCCCATGCGCATCTCGGCGAGGCCGGTTTGCTCCCAGCGCTCAGCGTCATCCCAGTCGTTGCGGATCTGCTCAAACAGCTCGAAATCGCCTTGCTCGATGCGCTCGGCGCCAGTTGCCTTGTGCCGCCAGAAGGCCGTGCCGCCATCGCCTTCGCACAGGTACAGGACAGCGGCATGCGTGCCCCAGCCCATGTCCGAGTGGATCGCCGCGTTCGGCAGCTCGCCGCCATAGTTCAGGCGGTAGCCCATACCCAGCATCTCCACAGGCCCCATGGCGCGCTCTATGCCCTCGCGCAGGCCTGGAACGTCCACCAGCGCCACGCGCTTGTAGACCTGGCCGTCGTGCCCGGGCCAGTCGATATAGGGCGCAGCGAGGCCTGCGGCGCGCACTGTGGGTGCGTCCGCCAGGAAGTCATCGATGATGAGCATTAGCCGTCCGTAGGCTCGATGTAGGCAACAGCGCCGTAGAGGTCGCGAGAGACTGGGCTGGAGATGCGGATGCGGAACACCCAGTTGCGGGCCGGGCCTAGCCGGTTGATGCGGATGCGGCGCTCGTACTGACCCAGGTCGCCCATCGAATACTCGCGCCAGTTAGACCAGTTGTAGCCGCCGTCCTTGGAGTAGCACACCTCGATCTTTCGGTCGGTCATGGTGTGTATCCAGTGGTCAAGACCTCAACATTCCAATTGGAGGTTTGGACGGCTCCGTTTTGCAGGCCCTTCATCGTCAAACTGATTCCAGAGCCGAGCGGCAAGCTACGTTCAATCACCGATGGTGCGAAAGTAGACGTAGGCGTTGGAGAGGCATTGGCAACAACTTCCGTGCCGCTGCCTGATTGGACTTCGATATTCACTGTTGCGCCATCAGTGGCGAAGAAATACAGATTGGTCAGCCGAACTCCCAACACACCCGAGCCGGTGATCTGCAACTTCCAGCCAGTGCTACCCCCAGGAATGTCGCCATAGCGGATTTCGCCAATGATGGAGCCGTCCATCGTGGACGAGTTGGCGTTTGGGTCAGGGGTGAAGGTATAGCCGACGTTTGAGTCGCTGATCGGCTGCCAGACAGGCTCCGGCTCGGGCGCTCCTGGCGGCACCGTTTCTTCCAGCCCCATGCTCGCCAGCAGCTCCAGATAGTTGGCATTGATGCGGTTCTGGTTGTTGTGCACCACACCAGAGGTGCGCTCAGACACCAGCGGCTGGTCGCCTTCCAACATGTAGTCCCAGTCCAGCACCCACAGCGTGCCGTTCTGGAAGTCGCCACCGATCCACATGTTGTTCCAGCGTGTCAGCGTGTTGAGGCGCCAACGCTTCAGGCCGTAGGACTCGCGGCGGTGCCACAGGCGCGTCACCACGTCATAGCCCCAGGTCTGGCCGTCAGGGAAAGTCAGGTAATAGACCTTGTGTTCGCCGTCCTCCCACTTGAACGCGAACGCCTGCTTCCAGTTGTTGTCCTTGATCGCGTTCTGAATGGCGCCAGTGGACACCGGAATGGCGTTGTAGCCGTCAAGGCGGTAGACCACGCCATCATCGCCCAGCCAAAAAATGCTGTTGTCCAGCTTGACGACGGATTGCCCAGCAGCGCACCCGCGCTCAATCAGGACGCGCTTATTCTCAAACGTGCCAGTCGTGGCGCCGCTGTTGTAGAAGAACTCGATGGTGGTCTGGTTGAACACCACCACCTCAAACTGGCTCACCACCAACGTGACGATCTTGTCCGGTGAGCCTTCTGACTCGCTGCGGTCCAAAGTGTTGTAGGACAACGCATCGGCAAGGTCGCTGAAGAACCAGTAGCGGCCGAAAGGCTCGACTTGCAGTAGGTAGCTATCGAGGTAGGCGACCGACTTCGCGCCGGGATAGCCTTCATCCGAAATGACCGTAAAAGTGCTGGTCGCAGTGTTCCAGACGTAGCCGGTACTTTGCCCCGTTGCGATCAGCAGTTGGTTGCCATTCGTGACTTGGTTGTAAGCCATCGACACGCGGCCGACGCCGGGGATCGTGCCGCGCACCGTGCTGGTGCCATCGGTCTTGACCTCGCGCAGCTGTGTGCCAGTCACGACGAACAGCGCGCCCTCTACGTTGATCGCGCCACGAATCGGCTTGGTGCCCAGCACCGCGAACTGACGTAGCCCAGGAGGCGATGCCAGCTTCGTGCGTGTGCGCGTTCCAGGCGCATCCGCTACCTCCGGCAGCCAGTTCACCGTGTCTTGCACAGACCACGGGCGGCTCGCGTCGGTGTAGTAGCCGCCGAGTAGGTCGATGGGCTTGAACTTCATCAGTAGTCGTACCCATCGCTGCGGATGTTGTAGCGACCACGAAGGCCCAAACCAGGCTCCATGCTCATCGGATTGGCCGCGAACGTGTCAGCCAGAATGTCGGACTTCAGCTTGCGCGCATCGGCGAACACGTCAGGATCGAGCGTGGCGCCGTACATGGGGCGCAAACGAAGTGCCAGGTTGTAGATGATTGCCTCGTCCGCCTCGGGCGGGCTGGGCATGTCGTCGTCAGGGATTGCCACAGGCGACCAGCCAACCGTGTAGCCGTTGGCCTCCCACCGCGCCATCATCCGGTTCAGAGAATCAATCGCCGTCTTGGAATCAGCCGCCTCTGGAGCCTCGCTAGCGTCGATTACGCGCAGCAGCCCAAGGGCGCCAATGACGATTTCTGCGACCTTGGTCATTCCCGTCTCCCAAAAAGGAGGGGCGACCCGAAGGCCGCCCCTGTTCACTGACTTCTTGTCGCTTACTTCTTCTGCTTGTCGGCCTTGGCAGTCTCGGCGGCTTCTGCCTTGGCTTCCTTCGCATCCAGCTTCTCCTGGCGAGCGCGGTTGGCCTTCAGGACTTCAGCGGCCGCATCAGCGGCGGATACCTCGTCCTCCGGAACCTCCGGGTTCCACTCTTCGCCGTTGGAGCGCTTGAACTTCGGCAGCTCCCAGCCATCGGTCAGAGCGTCCTCGACCTCATCACCCGGGAACAACTTCACCTCGCCATCCTTGTGCAGGTACTTGGCGTGCTTGAACTCAGCCATGTCTGGCTCCTTATGCAGTGGTCTTGAGGATGCCGAGCGATGCCAGCGCGGTAGCAAGCTGCGCCGCGGTGACGGTCGCCAGGCTCAGCGCGGCCGGCTGAACTGCCGGGGTGGCGCCGAAGAATCCGACCTTGGAGGTGGACTTAGTGCCCACCAAGGTCCCATCCTCGGTTTCTTGCGCAGCGGCGGCTACGGTGTCATTGGAAAGTGCCATGCGTATCTCCTAGTTAGCTAAAGTCAGTCGGGTTGTTCGGAATGACCACGCCGAACTCAGGACGCAGCACCGCAGAACCCCACAGAATGTCCACGCGGTTCAAGAACTGGTCGCTGACCGTGTCGTAGTCGCGGATCATGCGCAGGCTCAGACCATCCAGGTTCATGCGCGACGCATCCTTGTTGGTCGGCAGCGGCAGATCCACCGTCGCGAAGGTCAGGAAGTCACGCGCGAAACCCAGATTGACGCCGGTCTGCGTGGTCGCTCCCAGCACCACGACATCGGCGTTGTCAGCCGGCGAGGCGGTGACGTTCTGCTCCGGGCCAGAGGTGACAATGGACGGGCTGATCTGCAAGTTGCCAGAGCCGCCCGCGTAGTCAGCGGTGACCACGAAGGTACGCAGGACGCCGGTGGACACCTTGGTCGCAGGGTTGACGGCATACACATTCGCGAACTGGACGTGCTGACCAGCAGCCAGAGTGCCGGTGCCGGTGTCGATGGCGATGGAGCTGCCGGTCTGGTTGGCACCGTTGACGTCGTAGGTGCCCGGAATGGCCGAAGTGCCATACGCCTGCGCCGGCATGTTGGTGGTCTCGAACCAGTCGAAGCCCGAAGCACGCACCATGATGCCGTCTTCGTACTGATCCCCGATCCGCGACTGGCTGTTGAACAACGCCTGCGCACTCTTGACGACCTGGATCGTGCCGCTGGTGTTGGTGACCATGTAGCGCTTCTGCGGCGCCAGGTTGTCGCTGAGCATCTTGTTGGCGAGCAGGGCATCACCGATATCCAGCTTGCCGTCCGCATTCGCCACGAAGTTGGCGGCATACGGCAGTGCGCGCGACAGCACCAAGGACTCGATGCCAGACGCCATGTCGGCGAGGCGCTGTTCCAGATAACGCTCTCGGAAGTCATCGATCTTCAGCGCCATGTCGGAGCTGTTCCAAACCAGGTCAACACCGGTCTGGTCACTGATGGTCAGCGGAACGGTCTTGTCCACCATGGCGCCGGCGTCCATGATGCGGCCTTGGCGGACCTTGCCGTGGGTGGGAACACGGATATTCACGGTATCGCCGATCTTGGCGCCGTTGACCGCGAATTCGTCCTTGTATTCCATGTTGATCTTACGGAGGAACGTCAACTTCTGCCGCAGAACGGACAGAATCTCCTTCGTAATGAGGTTGGTAGTGAGCAGCGAATTTGCCATGTGAGCGGTTTCCTAAGGAAAGGGTTTAGCCCCTCCTGGCACGCTCTTTCCGGCGCACTTCGTCGTATTCCTTCGGGGACATTTCCTCGTAGGACTTGGTAACGGCCGGCGATCCAGAAAGAGTCGTGACGGGCGGGGGCGCTTTGGTCACGGTTTTGGGTGTGATCTGACGCGGCGGTTCAGCAGTCAGCGAGGCCTCGATGCGGCCAATGGCTCGGCCAACTCCTGCCGGGGACATGGCTGCGATCTTTTCGGCTTCTTGCGGGTTCTTGCCCAAGTAGTAGGCGACAGCGGCCGGGTTGTCGGATTCCGCAATTACCTCGACCATCTGTTCGGTCATCGGCAAATACGGGTTGCTCACAACCTCTTGGAAATCAGGCGCGGACTCAGCGAATGCGGTTGCGCTTTCCTGAAACTTGCGCTGCCGCTCGCGTACTGCTTCGGCCTTCTTCTGCTCGGCCTGCTGCTTCTCGTCCTGACCCTTTCGCCAGTCGTACCAAGCCCGATTGAACTTGCCGACATCGAATTCGTAATCCTCGATCTTCGGCTCGTCGTCTTGGGCGGCTGCTTCCTGCCTGGGCTGCACAGGCTCAGGCTTGTTACGCATTGCCTGTTCCCGCCAGTAATCCCGGTCTCGCTCTGTTTCACGCCAGTTTTTCGTCAGTTCATCGATGCGCTTTCCAACGCCCTTGCGGGGCTGGGCGGTCGCGTCTTCCGCTTCCGAAGCTGCCGAGCCTTCGGTGTCGTTCTGCTCTTCGTGCTGGCCTTCTTCGACCTCTTCTGCAGCAGCGTCCTGCTGTGCAGCCTTGGTCGATTCTTCCTTCACGGTTCGCGCGGCAATGCCCGCATCAAGGTGGCTGTTGTCCACCGGCTGCGGCTTCTCTTCTTCGTTGCTCATTTGCGCCTCTGGGCGAGTTTTAGCCCGGCATGCCGGCCGGTGCGGTTGGGTCGAAACCCTGATCGCCGCCCATAAAAAAACCCCCTTGCGGGGGCTGTTGGGTCGGCGGTGGAACTTGTGGATCAGGGGGTGGCCCCTGCATTCCATTCATTGGGTCAGGCGGCGGCATTGCTGGCTGTATGCCCTGTAGCTGCGCTAGCAGCTGCGGCATCATTTGCTGCAAATGCAACTGCTGCGCCATCGTCATGTTTTCGAGTTGCTGGCCTTCTGCCTGCGCGCCATACAGCTGCGCCTGCGCGTCTGCCTTCTTGGCGTCGGTGATGTCCTTCGGGTTCGGCTCCGGCGGCGCTGGGGGCTGCTCGCCCTCTTCCGGGTCTAGCAGGCCATGACCAACAAGGATCTTGCGTGCGGCCTTGCGCACCTCTTCCAGGCCCGGCGCGTCCAGCGACTTGATGAATCCATACTTGGCGACCATGCCAATCGGCGACGGATCGTTCGCCAGCTGCATCATCGCGTCGGCCGCTTCCATGCGCTGGGTGGTGAAGCTCGGGCCCACCGTCACAGCGATGTCGAAGCGGCCACGCGACAGGTCGTTCAGCGTCACCTGCTGGCCCGTCTGCTCGTCCAACACCACATGGTTGACGCGCACCACCTTCTCGGCTCCATCCTCGCCGATGATGCGAATCTGTCGCTCGGTGTCGTAAATCTTCGAGATGAGGTCGTTGACCACCTCGAAGTCGAACTTCTTGGCGTAGGCCAAGTTGTCCATGTAGTCGAAGTTGGCGATATCGCCTTCGCGCTGACGCGCCATGATTGCCCGGCCACTGGTCTCGTTGGACCGCTGCCCCAGGCTGGCGTCGTAGATGCCCGTGGCTGCCTTGATGTCATCGCTGGAGATGGCCGCAGCCTGCGCCAGAGCGACCGGGAACTGTGCCGTTGGCTCGCGGGAGGGCTTGCCGCCGTTGGGTAGGTCCCTATCGGATTTGTACAGCAGAACCGGAGGGCGGCTGGTCTTCAGGTTGTTCCACTGCGCCTCATAGCCGGCGACCGACTCAGCCGGCGCCATGAACGGGCTGTAGGGCTGGTCGGCCAACACCTCAATGAAGGTGGAGCGCTCGTAGTTGTACATGCGCTGTGCGTCCTTGCCGAAGCGCACGGCGCCGAAGAACCGCTCCTTGCCCTTCAGGTCTAGAATCTCGCCCCACACAGGGACAAGCGGGATGAAGCGGCCAGCCCATTCGTTCGGGCCTTCTAGGATCTCGGCACCGGACACCACGCACTGCCAGACCTTTTCGCGCTCGGCCCATCGAGAGCGCTGCTCGGTGATACCTTGGGCAGCCAACTCGTCACGTACCGGCGTCAACTCAGCCTCGTCGTAGGACGAGCCATCCGACATAAGGACGAGCTTGTAGGTCTCCTTGGTCTTGTACCAATATTCGGAGACGGTCAGTTCTTCATCGTCGAACCAGTCCTTGTTGGTCTCGTCGCAGTCATTCACGGATATCAGTCGGGCATCCGGCCACTTCTCGCGGAAGGCAGCCCTAGCCCACCGACTATCCACGAACGCATACCGTGCATCGCGACGGTCCTTGGCGCGCGCAGCAGGATCGAACACTACGGAGAAGGGATTGGCGATCTCCTCCCGCTTGATGACCATGTCGAAGCCGCCATCGTCCTCATAGCTGTAGTTCAGCCGCCAAACGCCGAACCCGCCACCTACGGCGAACTGGAACGCGGTGTCGCAGGCTCGGTCAGCCTCGGCCACCTGATCGATATTGCGGATCAGCCCTTGACGGATCTCGGCCAGGTCAGCGTCGCTATCCTCCACCGCCCTCACCTTCGCCTGCGGCCGGTTCTGGCGCTGGTCGTTGGTGATCTGCTTCATGGCCTGGCGCAGCTTGTTGACCGTGTACATGGGGCGGCCCTTGCGGGTGCTTGCCATCCAGTCGTCCCACTGCGATTCAGGCAGGAAGGCGAATTCCATGTCGCACTCGGCCTTCTCGTACTCCTCCTTCCAGTAGTCGCGCGCAGTCTGGTGACGCTTGAGCATCTCCTTGTGCAAGTCCTCCTTGTCCACGCCCGAGCGCTCGGTGGCGTACTTCGGATCGTCAGGCGTGTTCTTGTACTCGGCCATTAAGCAAATTCCGAAGAGAAGGAGAGCCGCACGGGCTTTGACGCGTTGCGATCAGTCGCGGTGTAGTCCACTGCCATCAGGCCGAATGCGTCCGCCGCATGGCTGGCCCAATCGTGGTTTGGCCCGAACCCGATGTTCCGCGTCTCGTCGCGCTTCTCGTGATACCAGCCCAGCGCATCGCGCCCAGGCTCGGTAGGCCGTTCGTTGAACCAGATGGACGGGAACAGCCTGCGGGTCGCCTCGATGCGGCTCATCGCAGCACCAGCGCCCATGTTGGGCACCACGCGCACCTGGAAGCCGGCAGTCTTCAGCGCCGACTCGTAGCTGACGTTGAATACCTTGTCGTGCGTCGCGCCGTCGTGCGGCAGCACGCACAGGGCCGACTCATAGCCACTGCGGCGCAACCAGTCCACATGCACCGACAGCTCTTGCCCGATAGCCTCGTAGTAGTCCAGAACCCGCACCACCTGGCCCACGAACTGCACGATCCAGATAGCGCAGGCGTCGGCCTTGGCGCCAGTACCGCCGATATCCCAATAGGCCCGCAGGGTCATCAGCGGATCGCGGGAAAGATCGCCAATCCGGCCAGCCTTCTTGGCGTCGGCCAGCGCCTTGGCGTAGTAGGCGCCAGCAATGGCCGTCAGGTACTCGCCCTCCCAGATATGCGGGTACTGGTCCGGCCGTTCCTCAAGGTCGCTCAGCCTCTTACGCGCAAGGATCGCCGGGAACTTCGGGTTGTCCCGATAGTTCAGCTCGACCACCTTGACCAGCGGATTCTCAGTCCGCCGGAAGCGCTCGACAGGCGCCGACTTGCGGGCCGGGTTCCAGGTAATCCACGTCTCCGCGTTCCAGTCGTCGCCTTCCTCGCGCAGGGTTGGGATGAGCGTGTCCCAGGCGTAGTCAGTGACCGGCTCAGCCTCATCGACCCAGCACAGCAGGATGCGGCCCTTGGACTTCACCGAGCCGATATTGCGATCCAGGCCAGCGAAGGAGAACCACACGTTGCCATCGCGGCTCTTGATGAACTTCTCTCCCACCGACCAATAGGCCGACAGGGCTGGATCATCCTCAATGGCCCGCTTCACTTCCTCCAGTGATGAGTCGTCCAGCGAGTTCATGAACTGCCGAGCGCACAGCACCTGACCCTTGATGCCGGCCCGCCCAAACCGCATGCCCTGCACCGCTGCCATCTTGGCGAACGAGCGAGTCTTGCCAGAGCCACGGCCACCGTATGCGCCGCGCACGTCCGCCCGCCCCTGGAAGACTGGAATCAGCTTCGGGGGGAGAGCGATTTGAAGCTGGGTCATTCCAGCGGGACGAGCTTTATTGAGGTGATGGTTTCGACCGGGCCGCCGTTGGGGCCGCTCAGCTCAACGCCCTTACGCTCCTGGTAGTCCTCAGGGAAGCGTGCCGCCATCGACCGCGACCACAAGGATGCATTGAACTTGTCGGCGGTCAGGCCGCATTGCCCTTGCGTTTCCCACCAGTCCTGCGCCCACTGCCTCGCACGCGTAAAGGCGTCCGAAAAGTCAGGGATGGTCTCGGCCCATAGGTACAGGGTGGACTTCGCAACGTCCAAAGCGCAGGCCATTTGGACTACCGACTTTCCTTGCTTCCCAAGCTCAATGACCGTCGCGCAGTATTCAGGGCGGTAGTCAGTAGGGCGGCCAGTCATCACACACTCACCGTCAAAGAGCTAGGCCCAGTGACCCAGCCCGGATTGTTGAAGTACGGAGCCGGCTGCACGCGGATCACATGCCATGCCGAATAGACCTCGCCGTTGTCCAGCGTGGCGTCCACGCGGATGCGGCAGTTGCCGGCGTACTGAGCTGCCACGGTGACCTGCACCTCGCGGCCGCTGATGGCTGGGCTGGACATGACGCACTGCGACGTATCCCATGTCTGCCAGGTGGCCGACACGATGGACCGCCCCGGTTGGATCGCCCCATTGAAGTTGGTCACGAGGCAGCGTTTCTCTGCCGCGTACAGGCTCGCCCTGAACACCCGATCGCGCTGGTAGGCCGATAGGTAATTCCGGGTCGCCCGGCCGATCTCTTGGCAGGCCTCTACCACCGGCTCTGGCACGGCCGTTGGCGTCACCGAAAGCTGTAACCCGTACAGATAGGCCGGGAAGCCAGTCGCTGGCGCGTTGCTCACCTCCAGCAGCAATCGCACCCCATTTAGGCCAGTCTCCAGCCACGCGTCAGTCGGATATGCAGATGCGTCAAAGCTGAACTCGCTCGGCGTGCCGTAGCTGATCGGCTGCGAAGCCAACACATCGCCATTGAGAGGGTCATACAGCACCATCATCGGAGTGTTGCCTGGCGGCAGACCGTCAGTTGCGGTATAGGTGATCGACCCGGCAATCACATCGCCAGGCGCAGGCTGCGAACCGCCGTTGTAGAGCAACTGAAAGATTGCCGTGGTGCCTGACGACACGCTGATCTCGTAAGCCGAGCCGTTCCAAGAGCTAGGCGGCGGCGCATCAAAATCGACATGCCAAAGCCCCGGATTCGCCAGCAGGTTAGCCATGGATCACCGCCAGCACGTCGTCCACGGCAATGTCCTGCATGCTGTCACGCACGATGCAATGCTCCCGGTTCCAGTACGGCGCGTAACGCTCGAAATGCTTTTGCCCCTGCCCATGCAGCGCGACCACCTTGGGCACGCCTAGCGCGTCCGCCATATGAGCCGTTCCCGTGTCCGGACAGATGACCGTATGGGCGGCGTTGAGCGCCTGCACCCAGGCCTTGCGGCTCCAGTGAGCGGTGACCACCAGTGCAGCAGGCAACGCTTCGAACAGCGCATCCCATCCACCCCAATGCCGACCTGTATCCCTGACCGCCGGCGCAATGACAATGCCCGACCGCTCCACAGGGGGGAGCAGGACGTGTCGCATCGGCTCACGGCCTGTTGCGGCCAGCCAAGCATCCGCTTGGTGGCGCATATGTAGATCCCTGGGGGCAATTCCCAGCCCTGCATCCAGCCACGCCACCGGCACGCCAGACACGCGGTGCTGCTCCCGGGCGATGCATGAGTCGCCAGCCCGCATAGCAGGAAGCGCCATCAGCACGTCGCCTAGGTGCAGGGTCAGCAGGTTGAACGTCACTGCACAACTCCACAGCTCTCGGCCAGCTTCCGCGTCGCGATCAGTTCGGCCTGGAGCCAGCGGACTTGGTTGTCTGCATCGTCTCCGACCCGAAGAACTCGACCGAAAGCCTCTGCCGGTACTGAGGCGGCTGCATCAGCGCTTCCGACAGCGGGTCGAGCTTGATCTTTGCGGGGGGCGGACATGCACGTGGCCCACTCGCTGCGCAGCCTGACGTTGCCAGCGCGAAGATCAGCCACAAGGGTAGTTTGGTGCTGCTCTGCACTCTTGCGGCCATCCTCATAGTTCCTCGCCGCCTCGGCGGACTTGGCGTGATATTCCTGGCGGGCGCGCTCGGTGGCCATGGCGACCTGACTGGCCAGCGCCACCATCTTTTCGACATAGGCGTCGTACTGGGCCTGCACCTTGGCCGTCTCCGCCTCCTGGCTGGACTTGCCGTGCTGGCATCCGCCGATGAACAGGGCGCTTGCAACGGCCGCATACAGCCCTACTCGGATCAGACCCAGGTAAGGCCGCAGCGGGTCAAGGGCGCCGAGCATGTTCAACCTCTTGCATGTGGTCCCTGAGATCCTGGCGAAGCTGCATCACCTGCTGCGCGCGGCTCTCGTCCAAGCGCATCATCTCGGCCTGGCTCTCGTTCCGCCGATTTGCTGAGTTCACGTCAATGTCTTTGATCTTCTCGCCTAGCCGCGCCTCGGTCGCCTGTATCTCCACCTTCAACTCACGCTTGATGGCATCGGCCTTTTCGTTGGCCTGATTGGCGATGTAGCCGGTGACCGCAATGCTGCAAATGGCCGGGACGAGGGCAATACAGATGGTCACCCAGACCGCCGGAGTGATGCCGGAGCCTGGACGACGTACCGGCCCCATCTCAGGCTGGGCGCTGCTGCTTGATGAACTTGGCGATCAGCCCTACGCCCGCAAGAGCGCGGATGCTCCACGCAAGCTGCGTCGGCATCGACTCATCGCTGAGCATGCCAAGGCCCGCCGCTTCCTGGTACAGCGTCGGCGAAGCCATCAGTGCGGCAAACACCCACGTCGTGTAGTGCTTCACTACCGTCTTAGCAGGCACAAGACCCTGCGGCGCAATCGTGACCTTGCTTCCTTGCGGGATCGACCCACCATTGCCCGGGGGCGGCGGAGGCGGAGGAGACCGGGGCGGCGTCAGGATGGGAGTCGGGGTACTCATTCGGTTTCGCGCTCCTTCTGGCGCTCAAGTTCTTTTTCGATCTGCTCGGAGAACTTCGGAGCCACGACGTAGACCGCCGCCCGGTAGGCTTCGGCCTGGCGCATCGATACGCGCGCCTCGCTAGCAACCCATGCGATCCAGACCATGCCGGCGACCAGACCAGCGATCGACATTCCAATGGCAAATCCATGCCACATCGTGCCGACACCCTCGACGCGCACGGTGTTGACGTTCCGAGACGCGGCTGGGTCATTGCGGCGCTGGAGAGCGTCGCGGATCTCATTGACCGTCTTCTCCATGCTGCTGAGCTGCTGGTCCATTAGCCCTTGGCCTCACGGGCATCCATACGAAGCACCATGTCGCGCACCTCGGTTAGGGTGGAGGCGATGGCCTCAATGCGCCGGGATTGCTCCTTGAAGTCCTCGCGGCTGGGCATCTCGGCAGCCACCTTCATCTCCAGCGTGGAGACCCGCTTCTCCAGCTCCCGGTGGCGAACCTCGGCCTTCTCCATCTCCTTGTCCGCGCGCGCAGAGATCCTCTGCACGTAGAAGATGGCTAGGCCAGCCAGCAACGGCGCTAGCAGGCCCCACCAGTTGATTTCCATCACCCTTCCCCTCTCAGGAAGACCGCGCGCTCAGCCTCGCGACGGCGCGTCAGCCCCTTCATCACCTTCCCGGCGGCACGGTTCCAGCGGGGGAACTGAGCAGCAGCACCGGTGATATCACCTGCGTTGAAAAGCTTCAGAAGGGTCGAACCACGGAAGTTCTTCAGCCCGACGTTGTAGGCAAGAGAGGCCATCGCGCCTAGCTGGTTGTCCGTAGCAGACCGCTTTAGGCTGGACCTCACACCATCAACGAACTCGGTTACGTCGGCGCGCAGGCGGTTGTCGGCCATCTGCTGCGTCCATACGGTGCCAGGCTGGATTCCCGGGCCAGTAGCGCCCCAGCCAATCGTCCACGGCGCACCGCCAGTCGCAGGGTCCGGGTACGCCTTCAGTTCGCAGCTCTCGAACTGGCGGACCAGCGATGTGGCTACGTTGTAGGCGGACATTAGGACTCCGGTATAGGCGCCCGCCCCGCAGCCAGCTAAGCGCAAGGGTTGATCTGGAATCAGGGTGGCGGGCATGAAGTAGAAGAGGCCCGACCGCCAGGGGAAGCGCCCGAGCCTCGATTGCGGTGGCCGGAGCTGATCCCGGCATGTGGGCTTGCACCTAGAGGGCTTTAGTCCTCCGAGTCGGCCATCATCGCTTTGCAGCTAGGCCGATAGGCTCCCTACTATTGCAAACACGGCACCCGTGCATTCACCGCAATTCGGTGCGAGCGACCGGGCTCTCCCAGTCCAGACTCGCGGAATCATTAGGCGTGACTTGTCCGGGGTAGAATTGCCCTTTCCGTTGGGTCCACGCAAAACCCAACTCAGAACTTCACTGCAAATCCCTTTGACCTGACCTCTTTCCGAAAGCGGTCAAGCTCTAGCGCGGTCAGGTCATCCTCCTTTTTTCTGCGCGCCCGATACGCCTCAAGTGAGGCGGTCTCTATATCCATGCGGGACATGGGCCAGTGCCTGCCCGTTATCATCTTCTCCACCTCGGCCGCCACCTGAGCAAGTCCGTCGCTCTCAAATCTGATCCACTCTCCGCACGACTTCCTGTCTGCGAAGCGCTGGTGCATGGCGCTCTCAAGTGCCTTTGCAACCGCCGAACAGGGGCACTTGACCTTATACCCAGCCCCGATCTTGATAGGGCACCCAGTCTGCACAGACGCCAGCCGGGACTCCGGGAATACACTCATCCCGACCTTTACAAACTCAACCCCGGACGTATCTGCCGCGCTGAACAAGTAGACGAAGCAAGGCCCATCATCCTTTGCAATTCTAGGCATTCACCACCCCATTCAGAGCGCCAGAGAGTTGCTTTGCCGCTTCGGACTCTGCGTCGGCCAATTTCAACAGAAGCCACTCGTAGACGGGCTTCCAGTTCCGCACATAGTTTCGGGAATCTGTCTTCAGCGCATTAGCGCGGGACAGGTCGCTCACTTTGCTTAGGCCCGTGCCTCTGCATGCGGAGCATGTGATTAGTAGCTCAGCTTCAAATGCCTCACCACGCCCTTCACAGTGAGGACAGTTTGACCTGCCAGCCAACTCACGAATGGCTGCCTGTGCCAGGCTGGGAAGGCTCTCTAGGGTTGATACGGGCCAGCATTCGGCGCGGACACGAGCTAACTTCGCAGCGGCCCTTTCTCGCTCTTCCCTCTGCTGAGCAGTAACGGTCCCGGCCCAGCCAATGCACACTTCAGCCAGACCGAATTCAGTTCGAGCCTCTGATAGCCGTCGCTGCTGGCGGCGCAGTTCAGGCTCTACAAGGGCAATGACCGCATCCCGTAGCTTGTGCCTACGCAAAGCCGCCCCATCAGGCCACCAACATGCCTCAAGCACCTCCCGTCCCAGCCCAGGCGGCACGAACGCCAGCGCCCCGGCAATGTCCTGATTTGTCAGCTCAGCGACACCGCCGCGCCCCGTGTCGAACTTGATCGTCTGCGGGTTGAGCCGCGCCAGCAGTTCCCGAACGTTAGCCATTGCCCTTCCCCTCGTGGTGTTGGTTGGCGGCGCGGCGCCGCTTCTTCAGTTCTCTGCGGATCTCGACCAGCAGCGCCTGCGCCCTGGGTATCTCGGCGCGGAATGCCCGCTCGGCCTTGACAAGCTCAGCATCGGTCATGCC